ATGGAAATACCTTTGAGATATCTCCTTGACGCACCGAAAGCACATCGCGCATACGTTGGTCACGCGCTGATGAGCGTGTACGTAGCCGCGATAGTTTCGCGTCAACTTCTTTGACTGATAACAATGTGGGGTCCTTACTTCTTTTTTAGTTTACGCGTATCCGTAATTTCGTTCTTTCGACGAGCAGTACTTCCGGCTCCGCCTGTAGTTTTATAAGGCTTAACATTTGCTGATCGAACAGTTACTACTTGATTCTCCAAGTAAGGAGATTGTTTTTCAATTCTCTTTGCTGCTTCTGCTGCATCTTGTTTTGCAGTAGCGCCAGATTTTGCTTTAACGGTTTTATAGTAAGAATCAACATTACTACGCAAACGTTTAATACTATCTTCTGGACGAACTTTTACGCTGTTCTTAGCAATCTTTGCAGTCTTTGCTGCTTCTTTTGCTTTAGTAGCAGCCTTTGCTGCTTTAGTAACTTTTGCAACCTTAGCGGCTGCTTGAACACCTTTAATGACTTTGCCTGGACCAGCAATCATAAGAGCAGCTCCACCAATTTGCTTAGCAGCGCTAACTGCGTTTTTCTTTGATGGAAGTCCAACTGGCTTTCCAGAACGTTCCGCTAGTTGCTTTTTAAGAAGTGCGCTACCAGAACGATAGTCAGTCTCTTTCTTCTTTGGTGTTGCCATAGTTATCTCCTAAATGATTCTCATTTTATTTTGCTCAGCGAACGCTTCTTCTAAGTTGATAACTGTTCGCTTGCCTAGCTCTTGGCGAGATAGGAATGGGTTTTTCATATGGTGGGTGGCATACTGTCCGAAGTTGAGCATCTCACGTGCTCGGATCTCACAGAACCAAAGAGCCATAACCATATCGGTCTTACCCTTAGTCGTTGGAGTCCAGGTAATTAACTGCTCAATCAAAGCCTTGACATTCTCAGTCTGATCTGATGGCAGATGTATTAAGTTATCTCGATGGTGCTTACCATCAAATTGCTTAGTACCGAAAAGGGTAGACATAGATGCCACACCGAAGCCGGCATCCCATTTGTTGGATCCGGTATGGTGTTCCTTGAACTGCACTCCGCGGGAAGCTAAGTGCATACGGATACCTTCGTCTTGTGTTAAGAAGGACTGGAAGGCGTTTTTTTCGACGATCCACTCGGAAGGAGAGTAGAGTGCTGTCCAATCAAAGATAAGATTACGTATATCGGCTGGAGACGGGCGGCTAATTTTAATAGCATCTACTATGTACCTCTTGCTAGTGGATCGGTCAACGGCGTAGCAGATAGCTGCAGTATCACCAATCATTGCAGGGTCTAGGCCGCAGATATAAGTAAAGCCGTTTAAGTCTTTAGGATGACCGGGCCAGCCTGCAACTAAGTTGCCAGACTTACGCATACCGTCAATAGATCCTTTAACGCAGATAGGATCAAAGGCGGCGTTCTCGGAAATGTCTTGCTGCTGATATACCAAAGCCCAGGTAGAAGCATCCATCGCTTGGCGTTCGTTATAAAGGTTACGACCAGACCAGCGCGGATATAAACCGTCTTCGTTCTTATCGGATTCTGCTTGTCCATCAAATGGAGCATCTGAGGCAGGCCAAAGAGTCTCCCACTTATCAGGGTCTTCATCGGCTGTAAGAAGGGCCGGCATTGCTAAATACTTCCAAGGAACCAGACCGCCCGGATAGCGGTCCTCAGATCTGAGTTCGCGGTACAAGTCTACAGATGCAACGCGGGTTCCAATAATGATAAGTTTGCCTGTAGGGTTCAGACGAGATCGGACGTCTTGGGTTAACCAGCGGATCTGCTTTTCAAACTCATTGGCGTTCTTTAGAGTAACCGCGTCATCTACAATAATCATATCTGCACGTTTACCGTAGATCTGACCGCCGATACCGACGGCCTCGATGTTTGGATCCTTTTCAGATGACTCGCGGAGTTCATCACCAAAGGTAACGCGGGTTGCCTGCCAAGAGGCAGACTTAGAGTTAAACCCTACGCCAGCAGCATAAGCACTTTGCAGATCTGCATACATTGGATGTGTGAGTCTTTGCTTGATGGCGTAGAGAAAGTCGGCAGCTAGTTGCTGCGTCTGGGAAACAATCAGAACACGAAAGTTCGGATTACGGGCTACCTGATAGGTCACATAGTCTACGGTGACCGTAATTGACTTAGCGTGGTTTGGCGGAATATTTATCAGTACGCGGTTGGCGGCAAGGCCCGGTTCAAATTTCATACTGGGGTGCAGCCACGAAGGCTCACGACCTTCAATTACATCTATCAGGTTTATCTGATGTGGAAAAGTTTGGCTGTGCAGAAATCGTTTACGAAACTCCACGAAGTCAATATCGTGTACGTCGCCACCTTGGAACTGCTTGTCCTTTAGACCTAGGCGGGTTCGATCAATTTTATCCGCGAATATCTTATCAGTGCGGCGATAATAATCGTAAGTCTTGATTGACTTACCGGCAGAGGCAGTAGCTGCCTCAACCGTCATTCCTTCTGCGACAGCGCCGAGAATGATTCTTTTGGCGATGTCTGCTGAATTATCAGCCATCTATTCCTCCTACAGATTACGCCCGATTTTTTATCGGGCTGAGGGGAATTTAGCGGATCTAATATTTAGATAGAACTACGAACAAAGTTTAAAACTATCAGGCTCTGATATTTTAACTCTTTGTTTGGACGTCTATCGTAGATAGACTTATCCCGACTAAAAGGCACCGCCAGTGTCGGGCTTAGCGCCCGAAGGAGCCACAGCGAACTGAGGGGTAAGTCAGTACTCGGCCTAGGGGCCTCGTAAGAGGCGACCGCAACGGGTCGCAAAGGTCTTCCCCGCTTTGCTCCCCTACTGTATATAAGGCAGGAAATTTAACGCATTTCCCGTTTTGTTTCTGTGATGTTAATCACACTGGTATAAGTCCTGCTCAGACGGCATATTCCCGGCTTCACTTTAGCAAATATTTTTTGTGGGGGAGTATATACCCCCGCGCCGCAAAATTCAGCAACGGGGGGTACCGTTTCTGGGCAGCCTCAACCTATGGTGCAGGGTTAGACACGGTGGCGCGGTATGTCTAGGGTGTTTGCTAGTAAAAAAGGTGGGGCGGACTACAGATACGGCTAGCCCTGCGATTAGTAAGCCCTGCAATTAAGCAGCTGCCTAAGCCCTAAGCCCGTGCAATTAAGTAATGAGATCCGGTACCCTTAAACCGGTAAGCTGTCGCCTAGCCTTACCGGTGATCTGGTAATCTAATCGCCTACTCTGGCCGATAACGATTGGACAGAAACGCGCCTACTGTCTAGCCATAACCTTATTTAATCGTTATCTAATCGTTATCGTTTAATCATTGACTAGGGTATAGTCACACAGTATTTTATACCTAGTGGATCTCACCTAACATTCCACTAGAAAAGAGAGTGAAAGAATGAAAAGATCTAAGCAAGATAAAGCAGCGTTTATCGCTAACCTACGCGATGGCGTAGAAGCGTTAAAGGATCAAGGCGTAACGCCACCTAGTAACCTACTAGACAGTTTCTCGCCTAGTAATGCGATGATGATTATATTACAGAAGCCTAACGCGACACAGTGTGCCGGTTTCCACGCGTGGAAAGAAGCCGGACGATCCGTAAAGAAAGGATCTCGTGGAGCTGCTATTCTCGTGCCGATAGGCGCGGACGATGACGGAGACCTACGCTTTACCTGGCGTTACGTGTTCGACATAAGCGATACGGAGGAGCTAACAGAAAGCTCTCCACGCCTAGCGCGAGATCTGGCGGTGGCATAATGGCAAGAACACTAGTTAAAGTGATGAAACAAGGCGAGGAGATTATCCACGCGGAATTGACTATCACACAACAGAAAAAGATCCTGGCAGCGTGGAAAGAATTGGAAAAGTACGGGATCGGTTTCAATGACGAGAAAGTGAGCGCATAGTGCCAGTAATGAGCGCGGTCTCACTTATTCAATGCCTAGCGGGAGACTTACTAGCAGATCCGGCACTAGTGATGGAGACTATAGGAGAGGAGGAGGATCTGCAGCGGGTAATCCGCAGCTATAGATTAGGAGACCTAACCTACAGTGACGTTTTGGACACAGTAAAAGATTTTTTCTAGTGCTTTACTATGGGGGAGAGTACGGTATATACTCTCTCCTATGGTAGCTCACTAGGAGCTAACTATAGAAAGGGTACGAGAGTGAAACAGGAAAAGATCGTAAGCGAGCAGAACAGAAAGATAGTCAGCACCTATACGCTAGAAAATAACTATCGCGTAAAGCTGTCCACCTATCATTCAGCAACTAGTAAAGTGATCCACACAATACTTTCAGAATGTATTACCGGAACTAGTGGGATCTTTACAATGGAAACCTTTATGATGTACCGAGACTATAACGCGAGAGTAATCAGCGAGCCGGTGGCGCGTTATTCTTTCAAGGCGTTACAGGATCAACACGAGCGAGCTATTGAACAAGCAGCGCAGCAGATCGCCTATTTATTAGCAGAAGGAGAAGCGAACGAGAGAGAGTGCCAAAAACTAGAAGCTGCCTAGTGTTTGCCTATCGCTTATCCGTAAGGGTAAGCGGTGGGGAGAAACTAGTCTCCACGAGAGAGAGGGCAAGACAATGGATCAACAATTAGGACGTCCGTTTGATGAGGATACTCTCATTCAACAGATCGGAATACGTACTGTCGGAGCTATATCCGGAGGACGTGTAGGAGTATACAAGCCGGAGGGAGAGTGTGTAGAAGTGGAGCTGCCGGTATCATCTGGCTATCTTGTCCGCATAACACTAGCCTGGGACGATACCTACACTGTCGAGAGAGTGTTACGGCGTAAGGCTAAGGGTAAGAGCTACAAGGAAAGCAAGGTGTTGGGTCGCGTTGATGGTGTTTATTGTGATCAGGTGGGAGAGGTCGCCTATGCTGCCTCTTGCTATAAAAACGTCAAGTTTGGACAGGAGGTAAGCGCGTGAGCGTAACTATCACAATGCCTAAACAATGGGATAAAGAAACGGCGTTAGCTGTACTAGACGCCTATATTGAAGGCTTAGATCGTGGGTATATTCTTACTATGACAGAAGGAGAGGGAGAGAGATGAAAAACTTAACACCTAGAGGTTATTTAGTAGCCGGGATCTTAATTGGGCTATCCATATGGGGATTATGGGAAGTGGCAAGCCACCTATTATGGGTAGGCGATGGTTGGCGATGGTGTAATGATTTATTAACGTGCGAAGGAGAGGGCAAGTAATGAATGAATTAAGCGAGACTAATTATCGTATTAGTATCCGAGAATATGAGGATATGGAGAGCGAGAGTGAGAGAGCGTGGATAGTGGACTTAATGGACACTAACGGTAACTGCATAATTGAAGGAGCTGGCGTTGCCAGTACTTTAATGGCAGCTATGGGAGAGGCTGGCAAGGCTATCACCTTACACCTAGCCGATGAGTGGCTAATGGAAAGGGTAAACCTATGAGTGAGCCACGCGAGGAAGATGATATAGCTCTAGGGCTAGATGAGGAAGAGATCGAAGATGAAACCTACGATACTTTGGAGGAATTGTATGCCGACTAATATGAAAGATGACTCAATATCTTGGATCAAACTGGCAGAATTGACCCACGCTACGCAGGTGGAGCGATTTAACTGGTGTAGCTGTGAAGAGCAGGAAGAGTATCCATATACAGATTGTCTTAGAGAGGGAGAGAGTAATGAAGTGTAGAGAGTGTAAGCAGGAGAGAGAGGGCGGTATCGTGGACAAGATAGCCTTGTGCCACGCTTGTTATATCAATACAGGAGGGGCTAATGAATAAGGAATACTGGCAAGCGAAGGCAAACCTATGCCAAAAGATCGGCATTGAGCAGCTAATGGAGGGCGATATCAAGAATGGTACGCGTAACCTAAAGAGAATGGTGAGGGCTATGGAAGAGTTAAATCTAATTAAAGCCAATGAGGGAGAGGATAAGTCTGCCGCCGATATGTGGGCTAGCCTGATCGCCTCCGGCGTTATGTTAGCGGGAGAGGGAGAGAGTAATGAGTAGCACAGAGGTTAAATTGGTATTT